CACGCCGTTGAGGCCGTTGAGCTTGTGGACGCCGCCGATGCTGTACCGGCCGCGGTTCTCGCTGGACTTGACGACGTGGTCGAGGGTGACGACGGCCGCCCCCGAGTTCATGAGCGGGCGGAGCAGGAGCCGGCCGAACTTGGCGATGTCGGTGTTGTCCTTCAGCTCCAGGCCGAAGAGGCTCATGCCCTCGGTGACGCCGTCGACGATGGCGAGAGTCGGGTCTAGTTCCAGCACCGCGCCGAGGTCGACGGCGTCGACGGGGCCCATCTGGTTCTCAGGGCGGACGTAGTGGAACCGTTCGAGGATGTCGGCGGGTACGCCGCCAAGGCACAGGAGGCGGCCGACCACGCCGCCCGCGTCGTCCTCGAAGTCGATGTACAGGACGTGGTTGCCGTCGTTGATCTCCTGCAGGCAGGCGATGAGGGCGAACCAGGTCTTGCCCGCTTCGGACTCGCTGGCGACGCTGTTCATCCGGCCGGGGTAGAACAGCCCGACGCCGTCGTCCCGTCGCCCAACGCTGGGCTGCGGCGGCTTGTACGTGCCGTCGAGGACGGACCGCAGATCCTGTGCCGCCCAGGTACGGGGCGCGGGTTCGCGGTCGGCGTCGGCAGGCGTGGCCTCGCTCCAGTCGTAGGGCGGCTCGTCGCCGTCCGAACCGAAGTAGGCGTCCATCGCCTGGTCGATGTCGGTGGTCACGCAGCTCCCCTGTCACCCGGCCGCGTGGCGGCGCTGTCGAAGCTGGCGCGGGCTTCGGACTCGGTCAGGCCGACGGAGGTGGCAGCGGACATGAGGCCCGCGTTCGCCTCGTACAGGTCGATCAGTCCCTGAGTGGCGAGCTCGTGGGCGCGGCAGGCGGCGAAGTAGAAGGCGTTGTTGCGCCCTCCCTGGCCGGCGTCCATGACGTGCTGGACGAGGTCGGCAACGGTCCACATCCGACCGCCGCCCGGCCTCCCCTTGGGGTGGTCCCCGAGGACGGGGAAGCGGCGCCGGGCCACGGGCTGCCGCGCCGGGACGGGTCGCTCCTTCCGGGGCAGCAGGGTGGCGGGCCACGCGGTGGACGGCGGGAAGAACGTCCCGCCGCCTGACCACTGGTAGCGACCGCCGGACGCGTGGAGGGACGGGGCGAGCAGGATGTACCCGTTGTGCTTGAAGTCGATTCCGGGGAAGGGCTCGCCGGGCAGGTCGTACCCCGGCGAGAGGTACAGCATGTGGAGGCCGTCGCCGCCGGTGATCTGCATCGTGGTGCCGGGCAGGACACCAACGCGCTTCTCCAGCGCCTGGAGGGACTTGGTGCCGCCGTTGCGCGGGTCGACGTCGAGGATGGCCCAGCCGTTGAGCTTGCAGGGCGCACCGATGTTGGCGGCCGGCTCCTCCTTCCACCACCTGTGGATAAGTGCCGGGTCGGTGGTGGCTGCCCAGAAGCCGTGACAGGTGGGCACACCGCACTGGCAGGCCTCGGGGCGGTGCTGGACGTAGAGACTGCTGGTCTTGTCGCAGCGCAGACAGTTGGCGTAGGGGGTCTTGTTGCGGCGGACGCGAAAGACCTTGATGCCGGCGGCCGCGTAGGCCGCGGCGGCGGCCGGGAGTTCGGCTGGAATCTTGATGCCGACGGTCACGAACGTGCTCTCTTCTACGAGCTGGATCGATGGTTCGTGTGGCGGGGCGGGCGCCGTTGGGGGATGCGGCGCCCGCCCCGCGGGTCAGGCGGCTCGGCGCTTGACGTCGGCGACGTCGTCCGCGATGGCGAGGACGTGCGCGCACCAGATGCGGGCCTTGGCCTGGGCGGAGGGCCCGCTGGGCTGCTGCTCCAGGTCGTGGCGGATGGAGTCGAGGACCAGCGCGTGCAGTGCCTTCTCCGCCGCGCGCTTCACGTACAGCTCGTCGCGTGTGGGCTCGGCGCCGAGGGCATTGAGGTCGGCGGGCTCCGGTACGGGCCACTGTCCGGGGCGCTCGTTCACAGCAGGCCTCCGCCGCGGTAGTGGTTGAGCGGGTCGCCGCCGTGCGCGATCCACGCGAGTTCCTGCTCGTCGGTGCGCTCAGGGAGGTCGAGCCATCCGCGCGCCCAGTTCCCGTCGGGCAGGAGCACGGGCGGCGGGTAACCCCACCTGCGGGCGAGGGTCTCGACCGGGACCATGACGGCGTTCCACCGGCCGCGGGTGTCGGTGAACACCCACAGGTCGCGGGCCTCGTCCGCGTCGACGGCCAGCTGCTGGTAGCTCTCGATCAGTCCTGGGTTACGTTCTCCGACTCCGCCGACCGACCTCAGGGATTCGACCGCGAGAGAGGCGTCGACCCAGTGCCGGCCGTGGATGTCCGCGAAGAGTGCCCGGACACGGATGTCGCCGAGGAGATACGTGGGCCCGTCGAGGCCGAGCCACCGGGTGGCCGTGGGGAGCATGAACTCCGTGCGCTCGGCCTCGTTGTAGGCGCGCAGTGCATCGCCGAGCTTCTGCTTGTGGTCGTTCACTGCGCCTCCTGGCGGAAGATGGGCCAGCCGGGGCCGGGCTGCGGTTCGGGCTGGCCCTGCAGGGCGGCCGGGGTGTGGGCGGGGCAGCGCGGGCCGGTCAGGTAGGGGCGGACGCCGTCGGCTTCCTTGCAGTGCCGGGCCTCGGCGCCGATCCAGTGGGTGCACTCAGGCCGCGTGGTCTCGCGGGCCGGGCGCCCGGGGGTGGGTGTAGCTACACCCCCGGGCGTCGCAACGTTCGTCTCGGCGGTCACGCCTGCGCTCCGCTACCTGCGATCTCGATGCGGGTGACCTGGAAGACGTCGGGGAAGAGGTGGGTGGGCAAGCCGAGGTGCTGGGTGATGAGGAAGCGGGTGGCGGCGTCGCGGGTGTCTTCGGCGAGGCTGGCCGGGGTGTAGATGGTGATGCGGCCCGAGCGGGTGATCGTGACGTAGCCGAGGAATTTCGGCCCGCTGATCTCGGTCGTGTCGAGGCTGCCGTTCACCTGGGCGAGAAGCTCGTCCATCGGGAAGTCACAGACCTGCTCGCACGTAAGGCTGATGCTCTGCTCTCTCGGGGCAGGCGACGCCGTCGGCGCCTCTAGCTGTACCGTGTTCATTTGAGACGTCTCTTTCCGGCGGCGGCACTGATGGGGTGGCTAGACCCCGGGTGCCGCCGTCTTGCAGTTAGCGCTGGTTGGTGAGGGCGTTCTCGTCAGACGGCGTCGGGTGGCTAGACCCGGCGCCGTCGCTGTTCTCCGGGCTGACGTGCAGGACTCGGAGCAGGTCCTGCGTGATCACGCGATAGGTCTTGCCGGCGCGGATCAACGCGCAAGGGAACTCACCCTTCTGAGCGAGCTCGTATGCGGTAGTGCGGCCGAGACCAAAGGCGCGTCCGCCAGTGACGATGTCCACCGTGGCCGGAAGGGCCAGGAGGTCGTCGCGGGTGAGCGGGCTTGCCATGGGGTTCCTCCGTGGAGTGGACGATCCGGCATGTTGCGGAACCGTCCAGTAGCGTTCATGACTACCGCGTAGTACGTTGGCGTCGTGCCTCGTACTACGTTGAACCAGACGCTACCAGAGAATCCGGGGAGTGTGTGATACGTGAGTGAAGATTTCCCTACTACGGTCTCGGTCGACGGTACCCCCTACCCGACACCCAAGGTGCGGGCCGTCAGCGATGTCGAAGTGGTCGACGAGCGCTGGGTCAGGTTCATCTTTTACGACTTGGAGGAACTCCCGGATGAGTTCTATCTGCGGGTCCTCAAGGACTACGACGCCGACAGCTCGTTGGAAGAGATCGCTGATCTGGTCCGCAAGTATGGCCAGCTCTGCCTGGATGACTATGCAGAGTGGGATGGCGGCTGGATGGGGAACTGGGAGCAGCGGTCAATGTTTGCCGAATGGCGGCGCGAGTACGCGGCCGACCACGATGAGACGTTCATGCCCCCCGATAGCCTTCTGCATCTATGGGAGGGGCGTCCCCACCTCGATACATTCCGCTTTCTGCGGGATGGATGGATCGTCGCTTCCGCTACTGGAGATCTGGCCGACTATCACCGTCTATTCGAAGGTCTGCCGCACGCGGGCTCCCTCAGGGAAACTGTTAAGGACTGGGTCAACGGGCTCAACAAGGGCCTAGGTCTCGTGCATCCGAAGATCCAGCACCCCCTGGCGGACGAGGTAGGTGCGACGCTGTACGGCGCTTCCTGCCTGCAGCTGTACAACCACATCGTGGAGCAGGCGCAATACAAGGTGTGCGCCAATGAGTCGTGCGGGCAGATCTTCGTCCGTCAGCAAGGCCGAGCTGGCGCACAGCAGCGCAAGAGTGAGGGGGTGAAGTACTGCTCCAACAAGTGCGCTCGCGCTCAAGCGCAGCGCGAGCTGCGAAAGCGGCGAGCAGTGCCAGCTTCGGAGGCTGCGATCCTGGAGGCGCAGCGAGAGGAGAGTCGCGTTATGACGTTCGCAGCCTTGCTCACCCAGGAGGAGGGGAAGGAAGCGCCGAGTCTTGGGATGATCCTTCGAAGTAAGCGGATTGAGCTAGAAATCGACGATCGAACGGTGCGCCGGAAGGCAGGAGTGGCGGCACCTATTCTGGTCGCTATCGAGGCTAACGATTTCTCGCGGTACGAAGGGCAGGCTGTACACATGGAGCGTTGGATCGAAGGTCTAGCCAAGTTGTACGGCATGGATCACAAAGAAGTGGTCGCTAGGTATAGGGCTGAGACATTGCGAGCACTCGCCAAGTAGAGCCGGAGGACCCGTTGCCCACTTCTCGCCGCGCTGGCGGCATCAGTAAGCGGTGTGAGTGCCGCGGCCCGGACGGCAAGCGGCTGGGCGCAAAGTGCCCGCAACTGTCGAAGCGTTCGCACGGCAACCACGAGTTGCACCAGGAGCTCCCGCCCGACGTGGACGGCGGGCGCCGGCGCTTCCGCCGTACCGGCTACGCCAAGGTCACCGACGCGCAGACCGACCTCGACCGCATCCGCGCCATCCTCGACCTCCCCGGAGACGATGAGGACGGGCAGTGCCGCGTCGGCGACCTGCTCGCCGGGCTCATGAAGACGCGCGGCGACATCCCCGAACCGACCGAGGTCTCCCGCAAGCTAGGCGTCGGCGTGCCGCTCGACGGCAAGATGACCGTGACCGAGTGGCTGGACGTCTGGCTCGCCGCCAAGAAGACCCGCAAGACGACGACCAACAGCTACGCCTCACACGTCCGTGTCCATCTCAAGCCGCGCATTGGGCACTTGCGCCTGGACCGGCTCAACGTCGGCCACCTGGTGGAGATGTTCGACGGCATCGACGAGGACAACGAGACGATTGCCGCGGAGAATGCCGCGCGGCGCGAGCAGGTGAAACGGTGTACGCGCGGCCGGCCCGGCTCGCCGAAGGCGGCAGAGCGAGCGGCCCTCGAGGAAGAACGCGCCAAGCTTGCCGAGATGAAGCCGTACCGGCGCATCACGGGCCCCGCCTCGAAGCAGTCCATACGGCGCACGCTTCGGACCGCGTTGAACGCGGCGATCGCGCGGCAACTCATCACCTTCAACGCTGCGGCCCATGTCGAACTCGCCTCCGGGCGACGGCCGAAGCCGCAACTGTGGACGGACGAACGGGTCGCGCGCTGGCGGGAGACGGGCGAGAAGCCGGGACCCGTCATGGTGTGGACCCCAGTCCAGTTCGGCGCATTCCTCGACGCCGCGGAGACCGAGCGGCTCTATGCCTTCTTTCACCTGGTCGGATTCCGTGGGCTGCGCCGCGGCGAGGGTGTCGGCCAAGCCTGGGCGGACGTGAACCTCGACGAGGGCCTGCTGACCGTCGCGAAGGAGATCGTGGTGGACGGCTGGACTCCTGTGGAGACGGAACCGAAGACGGACGGCAGCGCGGGCACGATCGGCCTGGACAGCGTCACGGTGCAGGTGCTCCGCGAGCACCAGGCCCAGCAGCTGCAGGAGAAGGAGACGGCCGGTGGTAAGTGGGTGGAGACGGGCAAGGTCTTCACGACGGAGCTGGGGGAGTGGCTGCACCCGGATGTGGTGTCGAAGACGTTCCGCCGGATCTGCGCGGGCACCGATCTTCCGCCCATCAACCTGCGGGACCTGCGGCACGTGTCGGCGACGGTGCAGCACGCGGGCGGCGGCGATCTCCACTCGATCAAAGAGACGCTCCGGCATTCCACGATCACGCTGACGTCGGACACCTACACGAGTCTGCTGCCCGAGGTGGACAAGGAGATCGCCGAGAAGGCGGCCGCGCTGGTCCCCCGGACGCGCAGGGGTGACGTGGCGCCCGCCACGGAGTAGCGTTGATCCCGGACAACCAGAGGCTCCGTCACCGCAGGTGGCGGGGCCTTTCTGCTCGGCCATTGCTCGGCCGAACGTCTTGGGATTAGCCGACACAGGGCGACACGAGACGGCATGAGGAGGGGTACTCGGATTGTGAGTACCCTGCCGTGACCAGCACCTTTCGGTGAGGTCCGGCACGGAGCGACATCGGCCGGAATGGAGCGGTCCGAGGGGTCCCCAGACTTTTAATCCATTGGTTGTGGGTTCGAGTCCCACAGGGTCTACGGAAAAGCCCCCAGTTCAGAGCGATCTGAACTGGGGGCTCGGTCGTTTTTCAGGCTGCCGGTGATCGCGGGCTCGGCCAATGCTCGGACGAAGTGCAGACGATCAAGACATGAAGCGGCCCCGGCCGGATCGGCGTCCGGCCGGGGCCTGGTCCCGTCCGCCCCCATCGGGCACGGGGTACGGGGCGGGCGGGGGCCCGTCTCGGTGCGCCGCCATGCGCACCGAAGGCGGGAGCTCAGAAGTTCGTGCGGCTGTACGGGTGGTAGTGCAGACCGGCATGCCCTCGCGGGAGGCAGCACCGTCGGCCGCCGTCGGGGTGCTCGGTCCAGCAGTAGCCGGACATGGGGCCGTCGTACCGGGGCAGCGTCTTGGTGCTCACTCGATCTCTCCTGTCTGCGAGGGGCGCCGGGGCCGCATTGGGCAGCGGGGCCCGCACTCGTACACCTCGACGCTCAGGTCGTGGGCGCCACTCATGCCCGGTGCCCGGCCGGCGGATCGGGCGCCCCGGCTCATCAGCGACGTGCCGCACCAACAGCAGTTCCAGCCGGAGTACTGACCGTGCGTCAACCGGTCGACGCACGGGGGCTTCGGCTTCCATGTCGTCACCACTGGTCGGCCAGCGGGACGAGGCCACGCTGCTCGCGGCACGGGGCGCACGCCCATACCGGGATGGGCGGCGCGCTCTGTCGCTCGATCGTGTCGACGACGACCGCGGTCGACGACGGACCCTTGTGGTAGTCGCACCGCTGGCCGGTGGACTCCGGGTCTGTGCTGGGCTCGGGGGTGTGCGTAGGCTTGGCCACGTCGACTCCAACCAGTCGTCCACGCCCGGGGCCGTGTCAGCGGCCGCCGGGGTTTTCTGTGCCACTCACCGTAGAGACCCTGTACACACCTGTCCACGCATAGCTATGCCTAGGTATCTCTATGCCCTAATACGTCCACATATCTAGAGTCGGTCGAGTGATCGACTTCGACCCGACCCGGCCCAAGTGGGAGCAGATCGCCGACGTGCTCCGCGCCCGCATCGCCAGCGGCGAGCTGCCGCCCCACACGCTCGTGTCTGAGGTGCAGTTGGAGGCTGAGTTCGAGGTGGCCCGCGGCACCGTCAGGAAGGCGACCGCCGCCCTGCGCGAGGAAGGTCTGCTCGTCACCACGCCGGGCATGGGTAGCTTCGTCGCAGATCAGCCGTAGGGGTACTCGCAATCCGAGTACCCCCTGGACGCACGAAAGCGGCCCCGCCCTCCGAAGAGAGCGGGGCCGCGGTCATCTGTGGAAGAGGGCAACCACACCGGTGGCAGCGCCTGCGAGGCCGGTCAGGATGCCGACCGTGGGCAGTGGCCATCTGGCCTTTTCTAGGGTGCGGATGCGGGTCTCGTGGTCAGCGACGTCTTTATCGAGGTCGTGGAGGCCCTGCCCGATGCTGTCCAGCTTGGTCTCTACCCGGGTCAGGCCATCGCTCAGGGATCTCAGCTCCTGGTACATCTGGGCGCTGCTGATGTAGACGCCCGCCGGGTCCGAGGCGGGGGCGCCCATCAGACGCTGGGCGCCGAGCTGGCGCTGTTGCGTTGGCCGAGGCCGCGGACGAACAGACCCTTCACCAGGGAGACAGCCGCGGCGATACCGGCCGTTGCCGCTCCCTGCCAGAAGGAGACGTGCAGCATGTCGGCGGGGCCGCCCGCGAGGGCGACGGCGCCGGACGCGCCGAGGAACGTCCAGATGACGCGCTCGGCGAGGTCGATGGCGTAGGTCTCCGCCGTCGTCACCACGGTCTGAGTGCGGGGAAGTCGAGTGCTCATGGGTGGGTCCTCTCGGGAGGTCAGTCGGTGACGGTGAAGCCGTGACGGGCGCCCAGCCTGGCGAGGGAGGTGGCCCCGGGGATGCCGTCGGCGGCGGTGCCGACGTAGCTGCCGCCGGCGGCTCCGCGCTGCCAGCGGGCGTATGCGGTGACGGTCTTGGTGCCGAACGCGCCGTCGGCGTACTGGGCGGCGAGGAGCCCCTCGGCGTGCAGCGCCTTCTCGACGAGCAGGACTTCGGCCTTGTGCGTGGCGTGGCCCTGGGCGGCGGCCGGGTCGTGCCGGGCCGCGGACACGATGTGGGCCAGGGAGACCGTTAGCTTCGCCGGGATGCCGAGGATCGCCTTGGCTCGCGCGATGATCGCGGGCCGCTGGGCCTTGATGGGATCGCCGGGGCAGCCGGCGTGTCCGCCCCAGGCGGCACCGCCCATGCCGTGCCAGCCCAGCCCGTGGCCGTTCGGGTCGTCGGTCGATTGCAGGGGCACGGCGTACTCGGTGTGTAGCCAGGCGAGCAGCTGCGCGGCGTTCTCCAGCTGGCTGGCGGTCAGCGTGTCGCCTGCGTATCCCTCGTTTTCGAGGGATACCCAGTGCGCGTTGCCGTCGGCCTCGGCCCAGGCGCGGTCCTTGGTGTCGACGAGCTGCCGGAGACCGCCCACCTTGGGGCTGAGGAAGTGCGAACTGGCCTGGGATGCAGGGTTCTTGAACCATGCCTCCGAGCCTTGCTCGGTGCCCTGCTGGATGTGGAGGACGAGGCCGCGGACCTCGACCATGCCGTCGGTGCGTTTGTTCACGGTCGGGCCTATGTAGGCGGCCCCGGGCATGAGTGCCATGGTCAGGCTCCCGTCAAGTGATTGTCGGACGCCCACGCGTTCATCAGACCCAGCGCCTTAGCCAGGCGAGGATCCACTGGAGAAGGCGTGGGCGCGGGAGGAGGGGTCGGCGCCGGGCCGGGCTGCGGTATCGGGTTCGGTCCGCCGGTGAGGGCCGCGAACTGCTGGCCGAGCGCGTAGAAGGAGGGCGCACCGGTGAAGTACACGCCGGCCCGCTTCATGCCGTCCGCATCGAGGACAACCCAGGCCTCATCGACGTACTTCGTCCAGAACCGTTCGCTCATCGTGGTCTCGGCGCCCCAGGTGATGAGGCCGAACTTCCCTGCCCCGTAGGCGCCGACGACGACGCAGTGGCCGCCCTCGACCTTCGCGCCCCGGACGACGTCCCAGGTCTCGCCCGCGTTGAACTGGTCCATCGCTGAGGCCGGGAAGTTAAGGCCGACATAGACCGAGCCGAACAAGCTGATGGCCTGCTTGATCTCGGTCAGGTTGGACACGTCGAGCGACGCATAGGCGACGATCTTGTGCCCCTCCAGGCCGGTCTTCCGCCAGTAGGCGAGGACGTCCTGGCAGTACGCGCCAGTGTCCGAGTCCGGGTTCGACGGGGTGTATCCGGTGATCGCCGAGTACATGCCGATCACGGACGTCTCCGCGGGCAACTGCTCGGTGCCGGAGCCGTAGAAGGTGAGCTGGTTGACCATGTGGCCGACGCCGGCGCACGTGCAGTCGCCGATCGCCGCGTTGCCGTACATCGGCCACTGGATGGCATCGGACTGCCAGTCGGAGGAGGCGGGCGGGGCGGGGCGCCGTTCGGCCAGGACTGCGGACAGACGCAGTTGGGGCCGGGCGGGCTGGGCGGGCAGCTT